TTCAGTGGCGTAAATGGCAGCACGCAGCTTTCCAATGCTGATTGAAATTTTAGACAAGGCTTTAATGCGCTTCTCTAAATCTTTGCGATCTGACCTATTTAGACCATCTGCAATTTTCCATCTTTCCCAGATTCGATCTGTTTCCTTGTCTACATTTTGAGCGAGTAAGAAAAGTTGCTTGTGGTCGCTGAGAATGATTTTTGGAATAACCGAAAGAGTAAGGTTGTCTGAGTTTGTAGAATCCATTGTCGTGTGTTGTTTAGTTGTTAGCGTCAGCTTGTTTGTTGCTGACGAATGGAGAGTAATACTTTTAAAAGAATACGCAACAACTATTTCAAACGATAGTGTGGAATGTGTCGCAATGCGTTGTCTGTCATGACAATAAAAGTTCTACGCTCGATTACATTCTCGGAAAGCATACTACGGATTACATCACGCATCCGGCTCTGTCTCAGCCCAAATTCAGCTTCTAGTTGTGTCCTGGTCTTCCACTCACTCGGTGGTGTATCACAGCTAGTGCTCCTGCATACCTGAAGAGCAGCAAGCCAATCAGAATTCTTTGAATCCTGTGGGTAAATACCACTTTCCGTTGGCTTCTCGTCTGGCGTGCCATGCTTGCCAGTCACCTGTTTTTTCGTTGATCGTGCCATATATCCAGCCGTTAGAGTGTCTTAAAGTCGAAGTGTGACCTGAATTATAGCTCATATCCAGCTCACATAACGCACCGCTAGACATTGCCACCCTTTTGTCAAGACCAGCAATCGCAACAGAGTCAGCGGCATGGATGTGGCCGAAGATACATGAGCCATAGACTAAAGCGTGCTGTCGGCAAGCGTTGATCCCGTGGTGGAAACCATGAAGGAATCTGACATTGCCAAGCTGGATGATACCTAACCGCTTGTGATAAGGCTTCACAACGCATTTGAGCTTACCATACAGTTCCGCAAGTTCCATGCATCCTTTCATCGCATAGTCTGCCTTAATGCCTGCTGTATGGTTCTCAGCGAGGTCGTAGAGCCTCTTGTCGTGGTTGCCTTCTAGCACATGGCTAGGCTTCCATTGACGCAGAAACTCACAACCTGCTGTCCAATCTGCCAGCATAGACTCAGCCTGCTCTTCAGCACCTGCTCCACGTCTTAGTGGTCTAAGATCGAAGATGTCTCCACCGAAGATCTTATCATGCGGCTTAAACTCCTTCGTGAACTCATGCAGCGTCTTTACCGTCGCACTGTCCTGTTTGTCTCCGTGCAGATCAGTTGCGAAGATAAAGCGGCGCATAGTTATTTAGACTTACGTTCGATGAGTTTCTTGGCAGATTCAAGAGTGTCTTTCACACCTGCTAAGGCTCCTGTGGCTAAGTAAACACGATACTTGCCAGAGGTTGACTTGATGATTCGTGAACCGTCTGTGCCGTTGAGGATGTTGGGTGATGCTGAATCGGGTTGGAATCGGAGCATTGCTTCCTTAATGGGAGCGTGCTCAGTATCTGAATTGTTTAGACGATCCCAAACTTCATGATGAAGTAATGTTTGTGCAAAGTCTTTGTATTCATCAGGCACTGTGATGCCTAACATTGGAAGTCTTTCTTTCTGTTCCATCAATACCTTTTTAGAGACAGGAACCTCTTTACCATAAACAAGTTTACCCATTCTAGAATCAAAGGTTGGAATGTCTCCACGCCCAAGTTGACCAGACCAAAAGCCAATTTTACCGTATGAAATACCTCGCACATTAGACCGAACAAACTCAGCAAATTCATCTGCTGGCATATTGTTAACGGCATCAATAATAGACGATGCTTTTGGGAAAAACTCTTCGGCAGCAACTTTCATCTGCTCCTTTAGTTTGTTTTGAAATCCAAAAGACTTAAACTTCTGCATCATCACATCAACTGCGCCTTCATTAAAGGTGCCTTGTTCAGCAGAATCTAAATATTGCTTTCCTTCTTCTGTTCCAAGTAGTGTGGCAAAAGCATCCTCTGGTCGAATCTTTGCACCATTTTCAAATGGAGCGTCAGGCCAATTCTTTTTGATAGTTTGAGCAAGCAACTCCTGCCGTTGAATAGAAGACAACGTAATGCCATATGATTTCACCACATCACGTATTGTGATGCCTTTATCACGCATTTCTCGCATGAATGCGCCAAACTTCTTGGCACCTCCTTTAACCTCTCCACCACCAACTTCTTTGGCAATGGTGTTAATATCTCTGGAAGTAATGGATGATGGCTGGAAGCGTTTGGAGGATTCTGGTTGGTTAGCTTTCACTTCCTCCTTCTCCATCCTCTTCGTAGCCTCATCCATAGCCTTTTTAACCGCCTTTTCCTTCGATTCTGCGACTCCGATTAGCTTTCCAGTGTCATCGTATGTCCTGAAGAGTTTAGAGCCTGTTTTGTTGAGGATACGGAAGCCGTCGGGATTGGTGTAGGCTTCACCGTTAGGGAGGGATTCGGGAGTGAAGGCGTCTGGTTGGAAACGTTGGACAAAGATGTCATAAGCGTTCTCCTTCACCATCTTCAAACGATTGTTTGTTGGCGTTACATCGGTAAGACGTTCGATGCGGAAGTCACGGAAAGCACTTCCTTCTGTCCTGCGGTCTTTGCCTTCTTTAGTGGCTAGGGTAAGCGGGTCAATGGTAGGTTGGTTTATGTATCCTTTTTCTTCTAGTCGCTTGGGTAAAGTGACGTTCATTGCTTCTGCAATTAGGTCACGCTTCATGGCTCCTACTTTGGCATTACCTTTGCCTAGCAATTCAGCAGATGGCATAGCAGCATCTTCACCTTTTGAAAGGTTCCTCAAGCTAGCTCCAAAGTCTGTCATGAAGTCGTTTATACCGTTCCAGACTCCTTTGTACTTTGGATTGTCTAGGATCTTCTGAGCGTTTGCTTTAACTCGGCTCAAGTCGATGTATTCCACATTGAAACCACCTGCTGAATTGACGGTGATTGCTGTCGGGTAAACTTCTTGTCGAGACGCTGGACGAACGCCAGGACTCATCTTCCCTGTCTTCGGATTATACTTGTAAACAGGGTTGTTCACCGTGTCGAAAGTCGGGCCATCATCCATTGCCATAGAAGCATAAAGCTGACGCATATTGGCAAGCTGTTGATTGCCCATTCCGCGATCTTTAGCAACTTGCAGGAAGCTTTCAAAGACATTACTGGGAGTCTGAGAAGTGATTTCAATACGAGCACCTTTGCTGTTAATGTCAGTAGGCACGCCGCTTTTCTTTGTCACTCGGACTGTCTTCTTATCTTCATCTGGCAAGCTTTGGTAGAGAGCTTTAGCTGCATCAAAGTCGGCAGCAGTAATCGCTTTTCGTTCCTTTTCAGTCAGTGGTCTTTGTTCAGTTGGATCTAGAACATCACGAGTTGCACCGAATGTTGCTGTTGCCCATGCTTTGAGTTCACGAGGATGCTTTGGAGCAACAACCTCTCTAGGCTTGCCAACGACACTTTTATCACGGCCAAGGTTCCTACTAAACGCACGCTTAAGCACTGGGTCGAGTTGTGGAACACGGACTGGCTTACCTTCAGCATCAGTGAAGAATGCTGTAGGATCTTTGACGCTCCTATCTGCAAACATCTTATCGTTGATACGATTGAGGATCTTATCATCAATGTTCTCCAAGATTTGACGATGCCACATTGGCAAGCGGTCAGGATTAAACACACCTGTTCTAGACCTTCCCATGAACTTCTCAGTGTATGCTGCTGTCATCTCATCAATGACAAATTCTCTGGCTTTATCCACTGCTTCAGGGCTGAATCCAGCAGGGTTGTCGAGAACAGAAGCTTGCTCTAAAGCGTACTTGTAACCTTGAGGATTGTTCTGGTATTTCTCCGCAAGTTCAGCGGCTTTCTTGGCGAACTCCTTGTCATCAAACAAACCGTTCTGAATGATGTTACCCTCTGCGTCTTTCTTGGGAAGATAAACGTCACTAAGTGCCTTCTGTAACTCTCCACGAACTCCAACATTGAACAACTGGTGAAAGACTTCATGCTGAACACTGCCAGCGTTCATTCGGTCAGGATTGATCGTGATCGTGTTGGTTGAGTAATCAAACTCGTTGAAAGCGTTCTTTCGTTGTGAATGTGGCACTGTCTTCACAGTTGCACCCATGCTTTCAGCTAGACGCAAGCTATCAAGCATATCAGCGGCACGTTCTGGTCCTGCCACCTGAATAGCTCTGTTCATGATCTCGCCATAGTCGGCTCTGGCTTGATCGTCTGTGATGTCGTTAACGAAAGATTTGATGTCACCTGCTGCGTTCCTCTGACTTCTAGCAGTGGATCGTCCTGCAATAGACTTCATGGCATCGTAGGAAGCATCCCAAGCACCTCCTAAACCACCGATTGCAGCACCCGCTCCAAAGCCTGCTGCTGCACCTTGTTCACCATCTGCGGCGTAACCTAAAGCAGCACCAACTGGAGCCCCTAGAGCAGCGTTCTTTGTAGCTTGTCTGGCAACGTCTCCGGCATATTGCACGAAAGGTTGAGTAAAGAGCAGCTTTTCAGCTATCTTGCGAGCTTCTGGACTAATATTGGCAGAAGTTGCCATCTTCTCAAAGATGCCTGTCCTAGATGGTCCAGACTTGGCAACTTTAGCAGCAGCACCAATGAAGTCTGCGGTTCTTGATACACCAGACAAAGCTCCACGAGCGATAACTGGAGCCGCTGAACCTATTAAAGTTCCCATTACTGCTCCCTCAGTTCCACCTTCTTGATAACCAACGGCACCGCCTAGCGTTCCTCGCAGTGCGGCATTCTCAAGCCCTAGCTTGTTGGCTAGATTAATCACACCTTTACCAAGATCAGCAGCACCTTTGACGGTGCCAGCGCCTAGCTGAACGCCAGTTAATCCAGCCTTTCGAGCACCTTCACCGACCTTAGTGGCGAACTTCTCTACGTTAGGTATAAATGATTCACCTGTCTCAACGCCTCTATAAACTCCCTTTGTGACATTTTGAGCCACGTCAGGAGCTACTGCACCAGCAGCAGCAAGCGGTTTCTTTGCGGCTGCTTTGTAAATGCTCTTCACTCCAGACCGTGCAACGCTCTTAGCTAGTCCTGCAAGCGTAACGGCATCAAGATAGGATGCACCCTTAGCAACTTCAGGAACTGGAGAGCCTTGAATGAGCTTCTCGGAGATGTCAGCAAGGTCGAGAGATTCAATCTCAGCCTGTCTCTGACGATTGATAAATGCCTTGTAGTCGTCTTCAGTTGTTGCAGACACTTCTTCAGAAGGCCATGCATAAGTCAAACCAGTGGCACCCTGCTGTTGTGGGACATCGACAAGCCTGTTTGTGGTCGGTGTCTTAGCCACGAACTCTTCAAACGTAGGAATGCGTTCTTTAGGTTTGATCAGCTTTTGACCTAGATTGACAATATCAACAGTGCCAGCAGCTACACCTCTGAGAGCGGATTCGGTAACTCCTTCACCTGCTTTTGTAACAGCAGCGCCAGCACCTTTTACAGCATCACCCACGATTGTCCCAAGAGCATCACCTGCAATGCCAGCAAGATCTCCCCAGGAGAGCTTCTTGTCTGCGCTGTAGTTGTTGAGCATGACATACTCATCGACTGGAAGATTCGCGATGAAATCACGAGTGTCAGCTATGTTGTTAAACTGAGAAACATCATACGCCACATCATCTCCAGTTCGCGGATATTTAGCTTGTAGAATAGACTTAATTTCCTCATCCGACATCGAATCAGGAAACTCAGCTTCAATTTTTCGTGATGGGATCGAGATGATTTTAGGCATGTTATTATTTCAATTCTTTACCATTCCAGACCTGACGAGTGAAACCTTCTTGAACTGGTTGTGGAGTTGCTGCATTTGCATCGGCTGGTAATCCAGCATTATCTAGCGGGAGTGATCCAAGATCAAAGGTTTCAAGATTTAAACTTGGAGACTTTGCAGACTGTCCTTGAATCAAAGCTAGTTCTTTTTGCTTAGATGCAATTAAGGCATCCATTAAGCCAGAGAACTCATCAAGTCTCTTTTGATATTGCTCAGGACTTTGCTTCAAGTTGTCAACATCTGTGAGCGAGTTGGTGATAGCTTGTCCTTCTGCATTGCTCAGTGCACCCATTCCTTTAAGCATAGTGATTGCTTGAGCAAACGCAGCACTCTTCAGGCGGTTAGCATTGGCGGCAAAATCATACTCAGGAGTGCCAGCAACACTTCTTTCGAATGCTTTCATGCCTGCTGAAAGTAGGTTTCCACCACCAACGGCTTGAGACAATACTGGGCTGCTTCTCATGCTCTTTGCCAGTTTAGATGCTTGGTCAAAGATGCGAACGGATTGCGCTAATCCTGTCAATGATCCGGCAGACTCTTGTTGAGCTTTTCCAGATTCAAGCTGAGATTTCTGCTCTGCTTGAGCTAGTTCAGCCTCAGCCTTTTTAACAGCTAATTCTTGAGATTGCTTTTCAGCTTCAGTTGGAAGGATGACAGGTGAACGGAAGTCTCCACCCGTGGCAATCTTATTGCCATCAATCTCAATCACTCTGGGTTCTTGTGGAGGTTGTTGTGGCTTAGGAGGTGGCCCCCAATAGGAAGCAATGTCAGCAGCAGCTTTCTTTTTAGCCAATTCAACAGAGTCCATTTCAATCAAACGATTGATTCCACCAAACTGATTAGCCAGCTCATTAAACCTGTCCTCGATCAGCTTGTTGTAGGCAATCAGTTGAGGATCAGGCTGAAGTATCTGTTGCCGTGGAGCTTGTTGAACGAACTGCTGTTGTGGCATTTGAGCCTGTTGTGGAGCGTAGTTCTGAACTTCAGGAACAGGCACAGCAACGGGAATGGGTTGCTGGTTATACGGATTAATCTGATCTGGATTAACAGGAACAGATGGAGCAACAAACCGCTCATAGATTCTTGGATCAAATTGTTCAGGCATAATGGTATTTCTGTAATCTTAATATCGTTGATTCATTGGTCGAAGTGGCCCAATTCGATCACCATAACCAGGAACTACAAGGTTTGGATATGGGGGAAGTATAGATGGTTCTATTACACCTTGTGCATTTTGAGTCGTTGGCAATGGTGGCGGAGTATAACCAGCAGAAACGAGGGAGTTTTGAAACTGCTGTTTGTAAAGCCCACCCTGAGCTTGCTGTGCCTGCCTCTGCTGATTGGCAATGCCGTAAAGGCTCTGAATGCGTTGAGCTTCTTGAGCCATAGACTGATTGAAGACAGCCTGCTGCTGTGGACTCATCTGACCAATGTTTTTATATTGTTCAGCCAACTCTGGATTCATGGGCACTCCAGTTGCTTGTGATCTTGACATCAAGTCTTGATATTGGACATCAGAACCTTGCTGGAAGGCTTCGTCTGCGGCTTTCTCGGCCATGTAGTTTTGTATAACACCACCGATTCCACTTGCAAATTTGCCGATTGTCTCAGCATTTTGCTTGGTTGGTGCCGTCATCATCTCATAAGCATTGGCTGGCAATGTCTGAAATCCACCGCGATAAGCTCCGAAGTATCCACCTTGATTCATAATATTAGTCTTTCATATAGGTTGCTTTTTCCTGAGATGCCCATGGCACCTGTCCTGAAATGTTCTCAATCGTCATGTCCAGTTTAGGACAATGCACGAACTTAGGAGCGTTAGCTCTACGATCCACGCACCTAGTGCAAGCATGGACGTAATCGACATTGTGAGCCTTGTCTGCTTTCTCACGCCACTTGCCGTCAGCTTTCTCGTAGCGGTCAGAATCGTAAGGGACATCATAGCGTTCGATGTAGTCCCAGATGTCATCATGAGTCCAATCACGCAGAGGAAACATCATATTCGACTGACTCCAGAGAACTCTGGATTCAATACGAGTGCCAGCGTCTCCGCCTAGAATTGGATCTGAATCACAGCCTTTGTGACCAATCCACAGTGCATCAAAGGCAGGCACCTCTAGCATCAACTGCTTGGGCCTTTTAAGGATGTCTAAAGAGCAAGTAAACGAGCAGCCTTGAGCAGGTTCTACAATGCCAGTAGGACACGTTAGAATGGTTGAGTTGACCTGATAGACGTTTTGCACCTCAAACTCATCACCAGCCTGCTGGAAAGAAGACTCTTGAGGGTGCCAGGTATAAACCAGCAAGTTCCACCGCTTGATTAGGTCATCAGCAAAGACATATTTTCTAGGCTGCCATGGTTCACGAAAGAAGACGATAGGCATGTTTAAGCCCATGCTTTTCATGATGTGGAGAAGCACCATCGAATCCTTGCCACCAGACCAGCAAATCATCCCCTTGGGAAAGGCTTTGATGCCGTTAACAATGATCTTTTTTGTGTTGTCTAGTTTAGTCATTAGATAAGGATTGCACCAGTCACGGCAACACTTGCACCTGCACCAATCATTGACGATCTATTAGCATCACTAGCAGCACCAGCAGTGAACTTATTCTGAGCGTTCTGTGAGTAAATGTCAGAAGACATCTGCGATTCAGGCTGGAATTGTCTCCCTGCCATTAGGCCAGATGAACCGCTGACTAGACCAGAAAGAGTCTGACCAACTGGTTGATAGGTCGTGTTGTAGTATTGAGGAACGCCAGATTGCTCTAGCTGCCCTGCCACATTACCAGCGAACTGTTGGCGTTGGCGTTGTAGAGCTTCACCCATTCCATACTGGCTCATGATCTCGGCACCGATTGCACGGTTGCCTGTGCCCATTCCACGAGCAGCATAAGCAGCCCTTGCTTGCTGTTGAGCGATACGCTGCTGTTCCGGTGTTAAGCTAGAACCAGCTGCTAGACCTTCCTCGGCTTGAGTTTGAAGCTGTGAGAGCAGATTAGCTGATCCAGCGCCTTCTCGATACTGCTGCACAAACTGAGGCATGTACTTCGCCTGCTGTGCCATATCAGCTTCAGTGAGTTGATTCTGAAAATCAATGGCACCTGGCAATCCTTGGTTGTAAACACCTTGCAATCCTTGAGTGGCTTGTCCTAACTGAGAGATGTTTAAGGCGGTATAGAGAGGTTGATACCTCTGTTCAGCCCGTAGCAGCTTAGGTGCAATCTTGCCCTGAGCGGCTAAAGTGTCCGTCATCATTTTCTCGTAGCTAGTTGGTCGTGGTGCTTCAGCTGATGATCCCATATTTTTCCTTCATTTTGTTAAATTTACGAGCGTGATATTTATCCAAACCATGACGCTGAAAGACAAGATATTCCAAAGCGTGAGGAGCTTTCAGAAGTATATCCCCTAAGTCGCCGGAAGCAAGATGCACAAACCATCCGTTATGTCTATCAGTCAGAAAGAATGGTTTATGTCCATCCCAGTAACATTGTTGAGCCAAGCAAAAGCTAGTATCAGAAGAGTAAACGACTCCATACCGAAGGCAACTACCTAACAAGTTCTCAAAGGGGACCGCATCAGGCCACCTTTCAAGCCATTGTTTTGCTCGTTCCCATGGTTTCATTACCAGATTGCTTGGATGTGATATTCGCCAGTTGTGGCTGTGACAGTGCCAGTTGTAGTATAACTGACAAAACCAAAACCATTGACGGTCTTGATGATGTCAGATGGAAACTTATCATCAATATTGTTAACTTGGGGAGGTAAACAGTTGTTACCAAGTGTAAACTTGGCAGCAGCGAGATTAACAATGTATGAATCCACTGACGGTGGTTTATTGATAAAACTCACGTGAATCACTCTTTCCGTGTTCTTGCCATAAGCTGCATAAACATTGTTGCCAGCTAAAATGGTATGCTGATACCAAGTGACACCCGCAGGTGTCGAAATGGTGCCACTGGCTGTTGTAATGACGGTAAAGGTTGAGGAACTAGGGACACTGAAAACAGCATACCAACTGGTTGCAATACTTCCAGAGCCTCCGGTGATGTAAATAACGTCACCAACACGAAGGTTGTGATCTGTCTTTGTGATGGTCGCTGTGTTTCCAGTACGAAGCACAGAACCATTGATTGAAGTAAAGTTGGCGTTGATATTAGCCCAGGCTTTAAACAAACCGCCAGTCGTTGTTTTGACTCGATTAGAGTCTGAAACGTCTTTTACCAAGAACTCATCACCTGTGCCTAGTTCAACACTGGCAACATTGACGGGAATGTTACCCTGTAGTGGCCCAGTGATGGTAGAACTAAGAGTAAGTGTTCTTTCATACCAAGTGACAGTTCCAACCACATCACCTGCATCTGCAACCGTAACTCTAAATTCATCAACAGACGTTACAGTCACGGTATAAGTGCCATTAAGCACGCTGCTAGTCACTGGCGTTGAACTTGTGCCTGTGAATACAAAGTAGCGAGAATTGCCAGTTGTTAGGCCGTGGGCAGTCTTTGTGACAGTCAACGTGGTTGTGGATCGTGCCCACGTTGCACTTGTTACGGCAGAACCTCCGAGAGTTGTGTCACCTCCAAAGCTTGAGGCTGCATTGACCGTCAAAGTGTCAGTGGCAGCGTTGCCGATAATCGTATTTCCGTTTGCCGTTAATACTCCGGTCAAGGTCGTTGCGCCTGTAACAGCTAAATCTACGGCAGTTGTGCCAGTTGGAAGGTTAGCGGCTAGCGTTGAAAGACTGATCTTCTTAGCTGATGCAGAACCAGATGTGGCAATGAGGAATTCATCGGCAGGAACAGGAGCGGATACAGCCGTTTGACCAGAGATGAATGTTGCTAGTGGCGTTGCATCAATGACATGGTTAGTCAGTGCAGTAGCACTCAGAACATTGCCGTCAGTGAAAGATTGGGTAGAAGCGAGAGTAGGCATATTTTATTCGGTTGAGACTAGGTTACGCCCAGGAGTTACGGCATCAATAGTTAAGCCACGAATGGTTGGCCGTCCTGAATTGATTGTGAACTTGATGTCTAGAGCATAAGCTCGGCGTGAAACCTTAGCCCTGACGTTCTTATCTGCAACAGTGGTGCTTGTGAAGTTAATCAAGCTGATTGCCGTGTCTGGATTGATAGCAATAGCAGAAATATCAATATTAGTGTTATCATCGAGAAGCATGTCTGTTTGAAGGCCAGAGAACCGCTTTTGATCAAAGGTCTTGAAGCTGTAACGACGGCTTGTGAGGATAGCGGGAATCGGCGTCTGAATCACTCCTGTGACAAATACGGCTGAGTCTGCGCCTGAAGTATCTCCAAGTCTCATCACACCTAAAACTGGCGTTCCACTCCCATTGTTAAGGATGTCAATGTCACCTTGTTCGCTTAGATGCAGCTTCCTTAACGATACTGCAAACATCTGATTCCTGTTATTGTAAACTGCCTGCAATAGCACTCTTGGTGCATACGAACCTACCACTGAATCTTGTGGATACTTGTCCACCGATTCCCATGCTTGATTCAGCAGTGAATAAACTAGCGTAGCGTTGTTAGTCGTGGGAGCTACAACGGAATCAACCAAGGGGATTGATAGGTAATAACGGTTGTTAAAAAACAAGCCACAAGCATTCTGAGCATACTGCGTGTTGATGTCCTCAATGATGTCTGAGATTAGATCAGACAGCGGCTTTTGATCTCCTACTAGCTTTAGATCTAGCGTGTTATTGAGCAGGTAAACGCCACGGTCAGACAGGAAGAACACCTGTTGTCCGGCAAAGGTAATGCTGCGTCTTGCGATACATCCAAACTGGTTGGTTAGAGTCTGAACAAATGAAGAGTTGTCAATGCCTCGCTCAATCGTCGTGTTCGTGATCGCAGGTGGCGGGATGTAAGCATAATAGATGCTATTCCGCTTAAAGATCAGGAACTTGTCTTCCTGAAACGGCACAAAGCCCACTATGTAGTCATTGTCACC